CTACCTCATGCAGTTCTCTGCATATAATGTAGCCAACTTTGGCGGTGTTCGCTTCGCACGTTTCGCTGGCAACAAATTCAACCAAGGATTGAGCTTCATTCCAGGCATTGGTTTTGCCCGCGCATTCGAGGCTGAATTTGATCCTAATCGCATCAGTGGAAAAGAGGCATTTATCGACTCAATTCGGCGCAATCAGCTTGTTGGAGTGATGCTATCCGTTGCTGGCTATCAAATTCTGAAAGCCATCGCAGACGAGCCAGATGACGAGAAGCGTGGTTGGTTCATCAATGGAGGCTGGGGTAACCTCACGCCTGAGAAGAAGCAGCAGAAGCTAGCCGCTGGCGAGAAAGAGTACACCATCGGCATCAATGGCAAGGTGTTCAATTACGCCAACTGGCCTATTTCATCTGTGCTTGCAGCTATCGGAAGCCATTCTGATCTGATCCGCTTCTCGCCAGATCAATGGAATGACAAAAACGTGGCTCAAATTATGGCAAGTGCCGCAATGTCTGGCGCTGCTGCTGCCGCTGACATTCCTGCTCTTTCTCAGTTCCAAGAGATATTCGGCAATAGCTTGTCCAGCAAAGACCCCAACGAGAAGCGCATGGAGCGTTTTGCCAAGGTGATGTCAAGTTACGCTGGTGGCTTCGTTCCTCGATTCTTGAAGGACATCGACTACGCGCAAGATCCAAATCTGCGTAAATACGAAACACTGTGGGAGAAGACAGCCTCACACATCCCTGTTTACCGTCGCTACGAAGGCAAGGAGTACTACGACATCTTGGGCCAGCAAATCCAACGCAATGTGTATCCTGGAAGCCGCGAGTTCATGGTGAAGCCAACTGATCCAGCCTACAAGGTTCTCGGTGCTCTCAATTCCCGTGGAATCTGGCTGACTCCTGCTAATGCTGAACACCGCATGGTTGGCAAGGGCGCTCGTCGTCGCTCTCTTACACAGGAAGAAGCCGACAACTACAGCCTTGAAACTGGCAAGGGCTACAAGCAAATGCTTCTGCGATATGGTCAGCGTGCGCTACAGATGCCCACAGAACGCGCCAAAGCATTCCTGTTGGACAAAGCTGACGAAGTGCGCGACAGGGCGCTTAAGAAGGTCTATAGGGGCTATCAACCAGCAACGTGATGCAAGAACTCATCCGCAAAAACACCATCCCGAAGGAATTTAACCACGCGAAGCTGCGTGAGCTATTTCCAACGGCTGTCATCACGGGTGATACATACGGCTTCTTCTACCACGTTGAAGCTACAAACACGGTGTTCGTCAGATACGGTTGGCGTGATCTAGCGAAATCAGTTCAAGAACACCTGACAGGAAATGGCATCGAGATTCCAGCGAATCTTGGACTCATCATGCAGGAGGCATTTTGCCAGCATCGTCCTGATTTGTGCGTAGATCGTGATCCTGACAGCGAAGCTAAAATTGGAGCATTTCAGATGATGAAGCGGTTCTACAACTCAGCCGTAAAGCCTTACTTGGCTGGACAGCTTGTGGATCAAGAAGAGGCGAATCGAAGGGCGGCTATTTGTGCAACTTGCCCCAAGAACGCAGATAAGATTGTGGAGTTCTGCGTTAGCTGCTCAACTCGTAGCCTTGTTGGGCATATCAATCAGTTCTTAACGAGTCGGCACACGCCTAGCGATCCGCTGTTGAAGAACTGCGCCGTGTGCCATTGCCTACTGCCAATGAAAATATGGATAAGAAAAGAGGATATGGACGAGCCTGAGCTTCGTGAAAAGTGGCCTGAGCACTGTTGGATGAAGTAGTTAAAATTCCGCTGGAGTATTCGCTTGATTGTCAGTCGGACAAAATTGTAGTTCATCTAGCATATCAGAAGGTTCGGCCTTCCCGTTTGCCATCGCTTCAATCCAGCGTGCAGGGTCAATGGTTGCTGTATGCTTCCATCCAACATCCAACATCGCAGATTCAAACTGGCAGATTTCTTCAGCGGATAAGCATTTAATCACTCCGTTAAGCGCATAGACAAAAAGCATCCGGCCCAACAAGACTTCTGATGAAACACTGACAACATCGTTCTTGGATTCTGTATTCATTCGCGGTGAGCCTCTACTTTAGCATTCGGCAGTACAATCTTCCTCCAATGCGTTGCGTGATCATAACCACGGTCATACGCACCTTCCCAGATGTCATCGCCATCGGACCAATCTACATCGCCGTATTTGTTGGCGTCTTCTTTGGTTGGCAGGCGATCATCAACTAGAACCCATGAGAGTTCGAGTAGCATCTTTTGCAGTTCATCAATGGTTTTCATATTCGGTATCTAACTATACGTCCGTTTTTGGTTGAGATGCAAGTGGGATTTTTCTTTTTGGTCTTTCACTCACAGGAACAGGAAATGCTGTTTGTGTCTTATTTATAATAAATGAAAGCGTCCCTTTGCTGCTCAATCCAAACTCAATCATGGTTTTATTGAATCCATTCTCTTTATAGTATTCAATAATTTTTACATGATCGTGTTTCATGGCATGCCTAGAAGTTGCAAATGCGTGAGCATGTCTAGCTTCAGCAGGTCGATCCATCATGTTTTGTGATGATGTTCCAGGTATGATATTATCAATGTGATTATTCAATGAGTTTCCATCTAGGTGGCGGCATACGATATTAGGCTGGTAGATTTCATCGCCAAATTTAAACCAAGCATTGAAGCGGTGAACAAGGCACTTACAACGCTTTGTTTTTGGGCCGAATGAAAACACTCGATAACCATTACTTAGTGATTGACCAACAATCGAACCGTCTGGTTTTGTGATTGTTTTGCCATCAGGTGTTATGCGGAATCCCATGTTGGCAGCTAATTCCTCATTTCTGTTTGGTGTATAGAATGGTTTTTTCATATTACTCATTTTCTCTTGCTGGATCAAAGCGGAAGAACCTTCCATTAAGGGTTGCCTTAACGATTTTCAGCCTCTCTCCATTTCTGTTCTTCTTGATAAACAGGTTCCTCTCGTAATTCGGCTCATCCTCCTTCTTTTTCTCCCATGCCTTTGCCTGCTTTTCAAAAGGCTTTTGGATGATTATCAAATTGTCTGAATCTTGCTCGATGGCTCGCGACTCACGCACCTTTCCATCCTCATTAAGCTGTGACGGCATGATGATGTGAGCGCCAGTCATTTTAGCACACTGCTTGGCTGTGGCCGTGATATGGGCAACTTCTCGCTCACGGTTTCCGCCATTGGTTTTAGATGTCAGGCAGAGTTGAATGTAATCAATGGAGGCCACCAATTTCTGCCCCTGCTTCAATCGCTTTGAGCGCCTAGCGATGTCTCGGCAGATTTGTTCAATGGTCTTGCCAGCTACATCCACGATGGAAATCGGCCACTTGGATAGGCGCATCGTTTTGACGCCAATGCTTTGATGTTCAACACGAGTCAGCATCCCATGTTTCAAATTACTAGAATCAATACCGGCTTGTGAGCAAATCAACCTTCCAGCCTCTTCCGTGTCTCGCATCTCGTAGGTGTAAATCACGCCAACATGATCCTGAAGGCATGCGGATTCCACAAATTGACGAGCAAGGCAGCTTTTGCCGTCACTGGATTCACCAGCGATAACCGTTAGACGCCCATCCTCTAACCCACCAAGGTATTTATCGAAACCAGCAAACCCGGTAGAGATGCCTGGAATCTTGCCTGGATTGGCGCAACGCTCCTCAATTCCATTCAAAACGTCTGTTAAAAGCTCTCCAATTTGACGACATGGCAAATCTGCGCTGGAATCATCGTTTACAGCCTCACAGACGAGCTTGGTGACGTGCTGGATGGCATCAGTAGCGGAAACGCCATCGGCCTCTTGAAACGCCTGCAAATGGGCAATTCCAGCAGCCATAGCACCGATCATCTGGCGGAACGCAAATTTGTCCCGCAAAATGGTTAGGTAATACTGATAATTTGAAGCAGACGGAATCAGTGTGAAAAGCTCACTGATGAACGCAGGTCCACCAACGATAGTCAGCTTATTCGCATTTCTGAGAGCATGAGTGAGTGAGATTTGATCAATCGGCTTACCTGCTGCGAATAGACCGATAATTGTTGTGAGGATGATGCGATTTGCCTCATGATACATGATCTCGGCATGAGGCGCTTCATCACACAGCGATGGTCGTTGCAGCAAACATGAGAGAAGTGCTTGCTCCGTGTCATCGTCGTACGGAAGCTGTTTGTTGAGAGAGGCTAGAAGATCCTCGGTTGTGGGTGGTTGTGTCATTGTTGTTTCTGAGCCTCCACGATAATCTTCGGCCAATTTTGGCAAAAGTCGAAAATTGTAGATGCCCTAACAAAAGCTGGGCAAAACTTGTCTTTTGATCGCTCCCAGCACCAAGAAACAATGTGGATCAGTTCTTGGATGTCTTTATCGCAGATGCGGAGGAATCCTTGAAGCTGCTTGGCATCCTTTGGCTGGAAATAGTACTTTTCACCAAATGTCTTGATGTAGCCATCTGAATAGGCGGTGATGAATGGATGGAATCTGGGGTCTGCCGGAAGTGGAGGTCTGCCGCGCCTTTTGGGTATCGGCATTGAAGAATTAAGCCTCAAAACCTCTCCGGCATTTATTGCCGGTAATGGTGTATTCTCTGATGTACTCTCTGTACATATAGTAGTTTGGCTAAAACAGCCTTCCAAGTTTGGCGTTTTTGTGCATTCCAGTATGGCGCTTTCCGCCATACTGAGGGAATTAATTTTGGCAATATATGTCAGTTTAGCCTCTAAAGCACTCAAGTTGAGACGATAATAAAGCTGCGCTGGAATCCCAATTAATTTCTCCTCCCAGCAACCTAAATCCTTGAGATTTCTCCTAGCACTCTCCTGCTCACGTCGAGAGAGACACGTCTCCTCTTCCCACTCTGCTTGAGTTTTATAAAACCATCCACCAGGGTCTTTTGTTCGACTGCTCCAGTAAAATGCCTGACTAAGCATCACACCAGCATTGACTGATCCTGCCATTTTTGCAAAAATTCGGTGGTACGCAATTGGCCTGTCTAAAAGTTGGATAAAAAGAGATTGATTCATAAAAACAAAAAGGCCGCTCAGGTTGCTCCCCCGGTTGCGGCCCGGTTTTACCCGGCGAGGAAGCGGCCTGAACGGCCAATGATTGATAAAGCATCTGGTTCTATATGGACGCAACTCCCAAGAACTTCGACACACCAACGCTACTGCATCAAAATACCCAGTCAACAAAAACTACCCAATCGCGGCCAGTTCTTCGTGCTGTGCCAACACATTCTGCACATAGGAAGAGTCATCAACTCCAGCTTCGAGCAGGCAATTGTAAAGCCTATCTGCATCCTTGCGCGATTCGACCAGCTTACCACGCCATATATCCTCGATGCGGATCAGTTGCGCCTGATAGCTCTCCTGGCGCTCCTGAAGGCGTTGGTTTAACTCGGTGATCACCTCAGCTATTTTGAGGCATTTAAGCTCCAATTCGGCAGATTTCGTGATAAGACTGTTCCGTTCTAGTACAATTTTGCGGGCAAATTCTGTAGAAACCATGTATTTTTGAGAGAAAGCCATTTTCTCAGCCGCATCTGTCTCTGGTGTATTCATATTATTGTAATTCTAACGTATAAACTAAAACTCACTGGTTGCCGCTCTTAACCTTAACACGCTCAAGTCCGCGTCCTGACATCTTCCAGCCTGGGTTTTCAGCATGCCAACGCTCGCTGACAACGTAATGGTTTTTACCCATCGGCCACCAATCAAGCATATCCTTTAAGTCGCCCTCAAGCATTTCGTTTTTCATGTCATCCCATTGCTCGCCAAGCAGCTTTAGACGCTCTTGCATGAGCTTGATTTCCTTTAGAGTGCTCCAATAGCTTAACATCGTCTGTCCTAGTGGCGTAGAACATGGGTCAGCACATTCAGTGACGCGCACATGTGGAATAGCCATCATTTTAGCAGCGAATACCGCTCGCTCGTTGTCTCGCGTAGCTTTGACGTTTTCGTCTGAGTCTGGATTTTGTCGGAACGATGTCATATTCATTTATTGATAAAGTGTGCGTCGATCTCTGCTGCAATGCCCTCAACCATGTCGTCCAAAGTATCGACAGCACATTCCCAGACTGCATCGCGCGTAAGTGGGTCGTAACTGGCGATTTGAATGGCTAGCAGGTGAATGAGGACTTGGGTAGTCTCGTCCTTGGATGCTTTAGTGCCGTTAAGAGTGCGAGCCAGTTGATTGTGAAGTCGGCACTCTGCCGATGGTTGTTTTGAGTTGGGCATTAATGGTAAACCTCAATAATCACTTTTTCTTCTTCGCCTTTTTCTGCCTTGCGTTGGATTGTCTCAATTTTTGTTTTGCTTGCTTCGTCGCCAGATATGATTCCAGCGTATCTGCATAAATCGACATGGTATTTTTCGCACAAATTGTCTTCGTCGATAAGTCGTTTGCGGACGCTCGTAACACGGACAAGAATTCTTTGGCTAGTTGATCCTTGAACTTTTTTCTTGCCCAATGGTGCATCCCTAGAATCTCGTTCCATGATGGTAACTTGCTTGGAATTGTAAGCGAGCAGATCGGGACTGGCATTTGGGAAATGTCGCAAGATTCCATGGTAATTTAGAGTCACATTATCCATCCATTTCTAGTTCCATCACGCGAATCCTAGCCCACTCAATCCACTCGGATTCAGCTTTGCTGATTTCCTCTTTGCACGAGTGATAGACGATTGCGTCGTCAAACATTGCGATCTTTTCTTTGTTTGGATTCATACGTCGATCTCGTCTGTATTGAAATAATTACGCACATTGCTGCTTGGGTATGCAGCACTGAGCAATGGAAACACCAAGTCCATAATTGTGGCTCGGCATGTCATGTCATCATCTGGAATCTCAATCGAGATCGTTGGTGATGGTATGCCCTCTCGCGGAGGATTGATTGTTGGTTCAAGAGTAAGTTTCATATAAAAAGTGTGGCCGATATTTTAACCCTCGGCCAACGGGCTTGTTGATTTAGGTTACCAGGGAATAGTTTCGTCGGGTTCGTTATCCTGCATCAGTGGGTGCTGCTTAGCTGGGACAGCAGTTCTTGGTGCGGACTGAGAACCACCTTTTTGCGGCATCCATTTGCAATTGCCAATGATGACAGGTTTTACCCCTTGCTCACGAGCTTCTTGTGGCGGGTTCTGTTTAATCACATGACTGTTTCCATATTGATCCACGTTGTCATTTTCGTAGATCACTGTGTCAAGGTAGGTTCCTTTTGCTCCAGCAAACAGCCACTCCTTGTTGATTTTTTTAACGTCGATTTTTGCGATGATTGGTGTCGGCATAAAAGTAAGTGTAGTAATTTCCTGTTGTTAAATCAATCCGTATTTCCGTTTTTCCCAAATGGGTATGTCTAACTCTATAATCCCGCCGCCAAATCCAGGCCACTTGCCAGTTTTTGTGCATTCAGCGTGAAGTTCTAACGCTTTTTCCATCTGCTTTTGACCAAGCTCAAGACCGTCAGCAGGAGGTTGGAAGATGCAAACATCAGCCGCCTCTGTTGACTCAACGCACACCCAATAATACGGCACCTGATAATCGAGTTCGTATTCTAGCGCCACAAGCGACTGATACCAGACTGCCTGCATAAAATACTTGTAGCTGCATGCGCTACGAGAGAACTCGTTAGGATCGCAACTCTGTGTAGTTTTAAGGTCGAGGATGCAGTATTTACCAGACTCATCTTTGATTAGACAGTCAATCTTACCTTTGATTGAAGCATCTCGATACTTCTGGACGATTCCAATTTCGCAATCAACAGCTTTTGAAAGCAGGTATTGCACGTCAGCATTGGATTCAATGGCACCAACCATGCGCTTGTATTGCGCGTAATCGTCTTGAGTGATGCAAGTTTTGTTATCGTTGGCTGCTTTCCACGCCTTCCCAGCAGTGGTTCTGCCATCCAAATCAAGTGGCATCACTGCATAATTTTCTTCGCGCTTTTCAAGAACTTTTGAATGCACCATCATTCCTAGAAACATAAACTTTGATGGCTCTTTTTTGGGAGCTTTCAAAGCAGTTTGGTAATGCAGCGGTGAATTCAAAATTCCCTTTATGGAGGAAAAGTTGAGAGCGTTGAATTGTCGATATTCTGTGTCGTTTTTGATAATCATTCCGCCACCTCCTGCATCGAAGGAAGCGCAAGGCTTGCGGTTGGTTTTGGAGTTATGTCGCGCTCAAGAACGACATCGCTATCTTTCTCGATGTGCTCTGCGATCTCGCTAGCAAGTGGCAGCAGTTTGCACAGTCGGCGCAAAGTGGTCTTCTTTGCCATCTCACCGTAATCCGTAACCCATGGACCAGAGTTACCAGAGCGCGAACGCTTGCGGATAGCATCAACCTCATCCTTGGTCATGGTAGCGGTTTGAGTCTCGCCGGACTTGAGCACAGCTTCTGCGTACACAGCCTGGATTTCTCCACGAGGTTTACGCCATTCGACCTTGTGCGTGATCTTGCCATTCTCCCAAGTGAACTCATCATTCTCACACACGAGTTCAGAGCGAATGCTGACAACATCGCCGGAACGACGAACAAGCTCGATCATGCCCATATATGACAAAATCAGAGTGCATTCAGATCCGTAAGGAATCAGATAAGCACGTCGTCCATCTGGCTCAAGACCTGCGGCTGAAAGGTCTAGCAAGCATTTGAATAGACTTGCCTGCGTGCAATCCTGCAACTTTGGAGTGCGCTGTAATGCTGTGAGAGCAATGCGTGAGAACCGCTCAGGAGTCATGTGCTTCGGCAATGCCAATGCTACTTGCTCGCGGAACTTTTCTCCGCCGATCATCTCTTTAAGAGTCGGCTGTTTAATCGTTGGTTTTGTTTCTGTATTGTTGTCGCTCATGTTTTGTATGTGGGTGAGAAATTAACTGAACCTAAGTTTGAATGCTGCGATAATGCTTTTCCAGTTATCCGGTTTGCGCTTTGGAAATGGATGGTTAGTGCGTCCGATGACTGGCATGGTGCCAACATCAATGCCAAGGTAATCAAGTGCGGCGATAACGCCAGGAGTGCGATCTACATTCATGCCAGCTTTCCGTGCATATATTCGCGACCTGCGTTGTAGGCCATCTTTAATTCGACGGCTTTGCCAATGTCGATGCCACGAGCTTTAGACGAGTCAAGAACGCGGATGATGATGTCTGCGAACTCCTCTTCTTCGCAGGTAAGTGGGCAACATTTATCACAAGGATGCTCAAGATGGCCTCTGCGTGCTGCCTCCCAAAGTTCGCTGATTTCTCCGTGCAGATTTGCTGTCCATTTGGAGTAGAGTTCGACTGACGAGTATTCGTAATCCGCGTCATGGAATCCTTTGTCTGATGCGTTTTTATAGGCTGCATCGGCCAGTTCATTTAGTGCTTCTCTTGGTGTCATATTTAGTATTTTATTTTGTCTGAAAGTTTCATGGCTATCCATATCCAAACTGATTCAAAATCGTCAATATAATGTGGGCAATCCTGCCCATCAGACCAACGATCTTTATAAAGCTTAAATCCGCCTTCTATCCGGTGAGTCCAGATTTCAAATGAAATATTAATAGAGTTTTCATCTTCCACTTTGACTGAGATTGAAACATCCCAATCTATCATTGCGGACCTAAATATGTCACGCAGATCATTTATTTCATCGGATGTCATATCTGTGTAAACTGATGGTGTTATTATGCGGGCCATTCGCCAGATTCAGCCTTAGACCAAAAAGCCTTGGCGATTTCCTCGTGGTTTTGAGCGAGGCGAAGGTATTCAGCTTTCTTTCGAGCGAGGACTTCAGCGTCGTGAAAAAAGTATCGTTTTAGCGTGTTCATATTGAATCGGGTTGAGTTGTAACTCTATGCTGATTTGTCCGCTTTGTCCAGTTGTTTTTTCGGCGCTTTTAACGATTGCAAGTATTCCACAATCGTTGGCACCGTTTCTTTGCGCGGCTTCACTTTGCCACTGGCCCATTCGTAAAGGCGCTGACGATCAGTGCCGATCAATCGAGCCATTTTAGTTGCCGATCCGTGCGGACCTTCATCAAGGTGTTTTTTGAGTAGTGTTGCTAGGTTCATATTAGTGGACTGAAAGGTATTCGAGTGATTCCATGCACTCAGGCTCACGAGCAGCCCAGCGCATTATGATGGCTTTCATGGTGCCGATTTTGGCGTCTCTTCGAGAAGCGCCGTCTTTGTATTGTTTTGCGGCACTTTCAAGAATGGTTTCTAGCAGTTTTTCGGCTCTTTCGTATCGTTCGGTGAATGTCTTCACCAGTTCCGGCTTTGCTTCAGTTGTCATATGGTTCTTAACTTTGGTCTAATCGTCCGTTTTTTGCAAATGGTTTTTCGGCCCTTGGAAATGATTTTCACGGCTCCTTCCACCAGGGCTTGAGCTTGGCGAGTTTGCGATCCTCGGCCTCGCGTCTTTCCTGCGCTTGCCGTGCTTCCTGCTCTCGCTGGCGTTGTGCCAGGAGAGCGAAGAAAGCAGCGAGCTTGTCGGGTTGCTGATCGGCTCTCATAGCGTTTTAAGCACTTTTGTCGGCACCGGCTTATCGTCCAGGTATCGAGCATGCACTTTGTACTTGTGGCCCCCCGTGTTGAGCGAGCGCCCCCAGCCGCAAAAGGTCAGCTTGATATTTTCGTGCGTTTCGCCCTGCCATCCGTGCAGCTTTTGGCGTATCGCAACTGGCACATAGCAATGCCCGAAGCGGCGTGTTTGCAGGGCTAAGGAAATAAGTTTCGAGGTGGTTTCTGACATCATATATTTTGGTTTATTCGGCGCATAATCGCACCCTCTTGCCATCTTGGCGACTGGCGATGCCGCAGAGATAGCAAGCGGGCGGGATTCAGGCTTTATCCGGCACGGCCCAGGCTGGCGTTTCGCGAGCGCCTCGCATTTCTCTCGCCTCGTTTGAACGCTCCGCCAAGCGTCGAACGTGGGCGCGGTGCGAGTCCATCTCCTGCCTTGTTGCGAACTTGGATGGGAGAATTTCCAAGTGCAAGCGAGCGGCCAGCGCGTAGAGATCAGTAAGCGACATCTGCTCGATAGGGACGCGAAGCTCGCCAGCTTCATCTTTTCGGACTTCGCATGCCATGATTTTTCCAGATGGAAGGCGGTCTATGGCGAGGCCCACGATGCAGTTTACGGCGCAGAATTCTGCGGGATTGTGGTTTAAGATCATATCGTTTTCGTTTTTGGTTTTAGCCTGTCTCATCAGTTTTCGGGAGGCTAACCCGAAAAGACGCCCGAAGGCGTTTCGACTCACATTCTTTCATTACATACAAGGCGCGGAGCGTAGCCGGGGCCATCATCATAGAATGCCATTAACTCGGCGTGAAGGTTCTCCAATTCACCCGATTCATTTTCAATGAGCATATAGCCGCTTTCAAGGAATCCAACGTTACAAGCTCCGCCGAAAACGTAACGCTCGCCACGAATGAGCATCACTTCAAAATCGTGAAACTCTCCGCGCTTGTCTTCTATTTCAAGGGTTCCCAAGTGATCTGCTTTGCTTATGTCTGAAACTTGCCATTTTGATTCGTGCATAATGTGTCTTTGTTTTGGTTTCTTTGCTAGGGTTTGCGCCCTTTGCTCCCCTCGCTTGCGGCAAGG